TGAAAAAGCTATTGAAAAAACAGATGAATTTAATCCTCCACAAAACGACAACTTTGAAAGAGTTTCAAGAACAATAGAAGTATTATATACAGGTGCTAAAATTCTTGGTACTAATACTATGTTAGAGTGGAAGATGTCTGAAAATATGAGTAGACCTTTTGCTGATACCACTAAAGTTGAAATGAATTATGTTATATGTGCTCCTAGAATGTATAAAGGTAGAATTGATTCTACTGTAAATAAAATTACAGGATTTGCAGATATTATTCAATTAACACATTTAAAACTACAACAAGTATTATCTAGAATGGTACCTGATGGAGTGTTTATAGATATTGATGGTTTAGCAGAGGTTGATTTAGGTAATGGTACTAATTACAATGCGGCAGAAGCATTAAACATGTACTTTCAAACTGGTAGTATAGTTGGTAGATCGTTAACGCAAGATGGTGGTATGAATGCTGGTAAAGTTCCTATTCAGGAATTAAACGGTTCGTCTGGTCAAGCTAAAATTGCATCGTTAATACAAACTTATCAGTATTATTTACAAATGATAAGAGATGTCACGGGATTAAACGAGGCAAGAGATGGAAGTATGGTAGACAAAGATACTTTAGTTGGTCTGCAAAAAATGGCCGCTAACGCATCAAACACAGCTACAAAACATATATTACAAGCAAGTCTTTATTTAACACTTAGAACATGTGAAAACATAGCTCTTAGAATCGTAGATTGTTTGGACTATCCATTAACAGCAAAATCATTAGAACAAAGTATTACTACTTATAATGTTACTACTTTAAGAGAGATTAAAGAATTAAATCTTTATGACTTTGGTATCTATTTAGAATTAGAACCAGATGAAGAAGAAAAAGCAATGCTAGAACAAAACATTCAAGTATCACTACAAAGTGGTACAATAGATCTAGACGATGCAATAGATATTAGACAAGTAAAGAATTTAAAGTTAGCTAATCAACTACTTAAATTAAGAAAGTCTAAGAAACAAAAAGCTGCTCAAGCCGCTCAAATGCAAAACATTCAAGCACAAGCTCAAGCAAATCAACAGACAGCAGAAAAAGCAGCGTTATTTGAAGTTCAAAAACAACAAGCATTAACGCAAGAAACTATAAATGTAGAAAGAGCAAAATCTCAATTTGAAATGCAAAAATTACAAACTGAGATGCAATTAAAACTACAGTTAGCGGAACAACAGTTCCAATATAACATGCAGTTAGAACAATTAAAATCTCAGACTCAAAGTCAAAATCTACAATTAGCAGAAGACAGAAAAGATGAGAGAACAAGAATACAAGCAAGTCAACAGTCTGAATTAGTTCAGCAAAGAAAAACAAACGCATTACCTCAAAGTTTTGAATCAGCACAGTTTGCTGGTATGCAAGATTTAGGTTTATAAAAAAATAACTATTTAATTATATTATATTATGTCAGAAATTGTAAAACAAGAAGGAGACTTTAAAATCCAAAAACCAAGAAAACCTAGAAGCTTAACTAAAGAAGATAAAGTTACAAAGGTAGATTTCTCTACTCCAGAAGTAGTAGAAGAAGTAACAAAAGTTGTAATACCTAATTTAGAAGAAGAACCTAAAGAAGAGACTATAGAAGTAAACACAGAAGATCTTAAAAATGTTATTGAAGAAATAACTGAAGAAGAAGTTGTGGTTATTGAAAAAGAAGTAGAAAAGCATGTTCAAGAACAAATTAATACTGGAAAACCATTACCTGAAAACATAGAAAAACTAGTTAGTTTTATGGAAGAAACGGGTGGAACAGTAGAAGATTATGTTAGATTGAATACAGATTATTCTAATGTTGATGAAAAAACATTATTAAAAGAATATTATAAAAGAACTAAACCTCATTTAGACGCAGAAGAAATCCAATTTTTAATGGAAGATAATTTTGCTTATGATGAGGATATAGATGAAGAGCGAGATATTAGAAAAAGAAAACTCGCTTTCAAAGAAGAAGTTGTAAAAGCTAAAAACGAATTAGAGTTAATTAAGAATCAATACTACGACGAGATCAAGTTGAGACCGGGCGTATCTAAAGACCAACAAGACGCTTTTGACTTTTTCAACAGATACAAGAAGAATGAAGAAGAGCAGAAAACGCGACATGAAACGTTTAAACAACAAACTAAAAATTTATTTAACAACGAATTCAAAGGTTTTGAATATAATGTTGGTGAAAAAAGATTTAGATATAATGTGCAAAACAATGAACAAGTTGCAGAGAAACAATCAGACATTAACAATTTCGTAGGGAAGTTCCTTGACAAAGATGGAAACGTTACTGATTCTGTAAATTATCACAAAGCTCTATACACTGCTATGAACTCTGATAAGATCGCACAACACTTTTACGAACAAGGAAAAGCTGATGCGGTTAAAGAGGTAATTAACAACTCTAAAAACCCAAGTCTAAACCAACCACGTCAAACAAACGGAGAGGTTTTTATTAACGGTTTAAAAGTTAAATCTATTAGTGGTTTTGATTCTTCTAAATTAAGAATACAAACAAAAAAATTTAACAATTAAAATTAACGATTATGTCAAATGTGATTCCACAGTTTGGGACAATTAAACCGTCTCAAAAACAACAAGCGTTAGAATCAAATTACTTAAACTTCACAAACGGAAGTGGTAATGACTTCGCGCAACAATATTTACCTGAAATCTACGAAGCTGAAGTAGAGCGTTATGGAAACAGAACTTTATCTGGTTTCTTACGTATGGTAGGGGCTGAAATGCCTATGTCTTCTGACCAAGTAGTTTGGTCTGAACAAAATAGATTACATATTGCTTACAAAGACGTAACATGTGCTTCTGCTACAACTTTAACTTTTGTTACAGGTGGTACTGGTGCTGCTTTTGTAAACAACGTTATTTCTGTAGGACAAACTTTAGTAGTTATGAGTCCTTCTACGGGAAAAGAACTTAAAGTTTATGTTACTGCTTCTACTGCAACTCCAGCAAATGCTAATACTACTCCTCAAGGTGGTGCTACAAACCCTGCTGTTGTTACAGTTAAACCTTACACTCAATTAGATTTGACTACAGGTGCTGGTAACGTAGTTAACTTTACTGGAGCAACAGATCTTAAGATCTTTGTATATGGTTCTGAATTTAGAAAAGGTACAGATGATGCTACATTAAACTCTGTAGTTCCTTCTTTCACTCAATATAGTAATTCTCCTATTATCATTAAAGAAAGATACCAAATTTCTGGTTCTGACACTGCTCAAATCGGTTGGGTTGAAGTTGCGACTGAAGATGGTACTGGAGGATATTTATGGTACTTAAAAGCTGAATCTGAAACAAGATTACGTTTTGAAGATTACTTAGAAATGTCTGTAATTGAAGGTGAATTAGTAGGTGGTGGATCTACTTTAACTAGTGTTAATGGATTAAAAGGAACTCAAGGTCTTTTCTCTGCTGTTAAAGAAAGAGGTAATGTTGTAAACAACTTTACTGCTGCTGCAGGTTTATCTGATTTTGATTCAATCTTGAAAAACTTAGATACTCAAGGAGCTATTGAAGAAAACATGTTCTTCTTGAACAGAGCTACTTCTCTTGACTTTGATGATATGTTAGCTTCTTTATCTTCTGGCGCTGCTGGTGGTGTTGCTTACGGTTTATTTGAAAACTCTGAGCAAATGGCATTAAACTTAGGTTTTTCTGGTTTCCGTCGTGGATCTTACGATTTCTACAAAACTGACTGGAAATACTTAAATGATGCATCTACTCGTGGAGGTATGGCTAATACATCTATTGATGGTATCCTTATCCCTGCTGGAACATCTACTGTATACGATCAACAATTAGGTACTAACATCCGTAGACCTTTCTTACACGTTCGTTATAGAGCTAACCAAGCTGATGATAGAAGAATGAAAAACTGGATCACTGGATCTGTTGGAGGTGCTTACACTTCTGATCTTGATGCAATGCAAGTACACTTCTTATCTGAAAGATGTTTAGTTACACAAGCGGCTAACAATTTCGTATTGTTTACTTCTTCAATCTAAAAACCTGGTAGTATTACCCTCGTTGAATTTACGGGGGTAATTATTACCTTTAAAATAAATTATTAAATTATATTATATTATGGCACAAGTAAAAAAAACAATAGCACAACCAAGTGCAAAATCAGAAACTATTACGCAAGACGTTGATATGGTTAATGAAATAGAAGTTAACGAGCCTACTCAAGTAGTTGATGAAAAAAAATATGCAAAAAAAGATTCTAAACTTATTTGGGAAATAAAAGACAGAACCTATGTAATAGCAGACAGTCATTTTCCTATAACATATACATTACAAGGTAAACACACTGGTAGATACCCATTAATATGGTTTGACAAAGAAACAGGTCAACAAGAAGAATTAAGATATGCAACAAATCAAAACTCACCTTTAGTTAGTCAACAAAAAGGACAAGTAACACTAGGACATATTATCTTTGAAGAAGGTGTTTTAAATGTTCCAAAAGAAAAACAAAACTTACAAAAACTATTATCTTTATACCACCCTGGTTTAGGATCTAAATACACAGAATTTGATCCTGCTTTTGAAGCGGAAGATGATTTAGATTATTTAGAATTAGAAGTTGATGCAATGAATCTAGCTTTCTCAATGGACATAGACGATGCAGAAGCAATCGTGCGTGTAGAAGTTGGTTCTAGAGTCAATAAGATGAGTTCTAAAGAGATAAAAAGAGATTTGTTATTGTTTGCTAGAAGAAACCCTAGTTTGTTCTTAGAATTAGCAAATGACGATAATGTTCAACTTAGAAATTTAGCTATTAGAGCTACTGAAGCAAACATTATAAAACTATCACATGATCAAAGAACATTCTTATGGGGTGAAAATGATAGAAAATTAATGACCGTTCCGTTTGATGAAAATCCGTATTCGGCAATGGCAGCATTCTTTAAGACAGATGAAGGTATTTTAGTCTTCAGATCGATAGAGAAAAAATTAAAATAACATGTAATATTAGTAATATAGGCGATAGCTCTCAGTTGTCGCCTTAATACTATAATAAATATACGATATGGCGGTAAATGTGAATACAGTTTATAGAACTGTTTTATTAATT